CTTACACTTAACACTTTTAATATTATCTCCTTCATTTCATTACCCAACGGACTAGGAAGATTATCCGCAGTAAAATAACCACAATCAGTATGTTCCTCACCATCGGGAGCATTATCCAAGTCAGGTAACATCTCCTCATTTACATCATATAGAAATACACTCATTACCCCCTTTAATTTTGTGGTGTCTCTGTTATATCTCTTGATACCACCAATATAACTAAGGTCACCCGGTGATACCACAATCATCGTTTCTTCATATAACTCACGAACTGCGCAAGTTAATTTATCTTCATTGGGTTCTTGGTGACCACAAGGAACTGACCATTCGCCAGGTAAACTCTCATAGGCGTTTCTTTTACACAAAAGAACTTTGTCCTCAAAACGTATTAAAACACCGGAATACTGCTTATATTTCATTTCTATCGTATATTTATAAATATGATTTTAAGTATAAATAGTCAAAAGTTTAAAGTAAGAATTGTTTCATCCCCCAAAGATACAAAAAATGGTATGATGAAAAAAAAATTTAATGATGAATTTAATGGGATGTTATTTTTGATGGGTGATGGAACTCATTCATTTTGGATGAAGAATTGTATTATACCATTGGATATCATCTATATTAAAGACAACAAGATTACAAAAATACATAACAATTGTCCCCCGTGTGATACAGAAGATTGTGACCATTATCCCGGTACAGGTAACTTGGTATTGGAATTAAAAGGTGGTACTTGTAAAGATTCTGATATATCAGTTGGTGACTCAATTAAGTTTGAGTGGTAATAAGATTAATCTATCTTACTTTGTAACACTCTAACGAACTCAGCTTGTACCATTTTTACGAATTTAACATAAGGAGCGTCATCGTCATCCCCAAAAGATTTCTTACCTGTTGGTGGTCTTGTTGACCTTCCAAGATAATTTAATCCCGAAATGTTAGTTATACACTTATGACCACCTGAATTGGATTCAATAATATCCCAAGCATTTACGGTAACCTCATCCAACATTAACTTCTCCTCTTCGGTTAATTCATTAAAGTGTTTTGACATTGCCTTACCGATATCAGTTAGTACTTCCTTACCATTGTCCATAGTTTTGAACTTACTACCGTATAAAGCGGCGAAGTCCTTGAATGTAAACCCTACCGAACCCTCTTTAACGGATGTCTCAGACACCCACTTAATAGTTGATAATGGTATTTGTCTTTCATTTAATTGTGACTCCCATTTTGATAATACCTCATCCTTAATCTCACCTAAATTAATCCCCTTTAACTCTCTATCTTTCTTAAACGGATTACAAGATGCTTGAACTAATCCTAACGGCCAAGCAATAACCAAGAAGTCAGCCTCTGGGTTGTTCTTGAATGGTGTATATCTATCGTATGATCCAGGTTTCATCATATTACCACCACCATACTGAGTAATTATATTACCACTGATTTTAACATTGGGGTTATTTTTCATACTACCCACATAAACATCCTTGTTTTTCTGTAAGGTGGGTATGTCAGCATAACCTTTTTCAACCATTATCCTTTTTATGTTTTGTAGGATGTTCATAATGGAGGGTGTGGATTTCATAACCAACTCTTCCAAGAACCCAGGTTTGTTTTTAAAGGCTAATAATAATTTATTGGTAACCAATCCCAATAACATTTTGTTTTTCTGTAACGATTTGTCTTTGTCTAAGGAGAATAAATAATTAATAACTTCTTCAGGTGATATATCGTTTGTTGCGTAATTTGCCGAATCTACCGTTGAGATTAGATTAATGTCCTCAGATGTGAATATATCTTTTGGTGATAACACTTGTGATATGGTTTCAACATTGGATCTTGATGACCTGAAACTCTTTGACTTTGTGTCTTCCGCCCCCGCTTGTGTATCGTGGTGGTCTGTATGTATAACAAACATTGGTTTTCCGTGAGCAAAGTCAACTAACACTGGCATAACCTCACCAGTTGCGTCCGCCTTCTTTACCGAAAACTCTTTATCCCCATATTGGATTATCTCACAATCAACAACCTTAATACCATTATCTTCAAGATAATTTTTCATAGCCAATGCGGTAGTAACCCCATCTAAATCTTGGTGAAAATATATTTTTGCTTTCTTGTATCTTTGGGATAACTTATTGATATCCCTTATCCCTGACTCTTTGATTAATCTTTTTTTCATTACGCAAACATTGATTTAAACGCATTCATAAACGGATCATTAGACGCTGCCGTTTGTTTTTCTGGTGTTTGTACCGCTTGTTGAGTTGTTGTAGTGGTACCATCATCTTTAACACCACCCATTTCTTCTTCCCAATATTTTTTACCTTCGGGTGAATTAGTATACTCTTGTAATTTTGCTTGGAATTCTTCATCCCCCATTTGTTTAGATAATTCTTCAGGTCCGACAAAATTAGCAACCCCGACAAAATCCAAAAATTTCATCCAAAATTTTGTTTTAATTAACAACATAGTTAAAGCCGGATTCTTCCACCAACCAATTTTTTTGAATATTCTTGTTAGTAATCCCCACTCACCTTTACCGAAATCTCTGAACGCTCTTGACCCACCAGTTCCTAATCCGGCACTACTTTTTAATGATTTAAGTAAACTTACTTTTTCAAAATCTTTAATTAAGGTACCACTAATCTTACGACCCGCCCGACCAGTATATTTATATGTTTTAGCTGCATTTGTTAACAATCCTTTTTCACCAACCCACTTCCTAATTATATTTGTAAACCCTTTACCTCCAGGGATTTTTTCAACAATCTTCATAAGTCTTGGACCAATAGTTTCCATTTTACTAAGTAATTTACCGAAAACGGGAGCTTTTGCTCCAACCTTAGCGAAATCAGTAGATGTTTTAGCCGCTCTTAGTGCTTTCGCAACATCACCACCAGCCTTTAAACCTAAAACAACCGGCTTCCCAACAACATCACCAATTATTGGTAATGCTGATATTAAAGACATTATTGCGAATAAATTATCACCTTGTCTAAAATAATCTAAACCATTAGCAACATCAATAATACCTGTTGGATCGACTATACCTAATATGTCTCCGACCGTATTCCACCATCTAGCCTCTTTTAAAATTTCTTTTTTATCAGGATATAAACTTTTTAAAAAATTAACGGCGAATGTTTGTTCTTCTAATGTATAATTAACCCATCTTTCATTTAGGTCTATTATTTCTTGTGGTGATAATGTGTTTTTCATTTATATAGTTTTTAAATAAATACAACGAAAAACAAAAAAGGAGGTTAAACAACCTCCTCTTTTTTGATAAAACTATTTATTCTGTTTTGAGCAACCTCTATGTAGTTTGGAGATAGTTCAATTCCTATCCATTTTCGTCCAAGAATTTGCGCCGCCACTAAACTTGTTCCACTACCAGCGAATGGATCCAATACCACATCATTCTTATAGGATAATATCTTAATTGCCTTACTTGGAATATCAAGACTGAAAGTCGCCTTGGTCATTGGTCTTGAATCATTCAGGTATTTCCACTGTCCGAATACCAACTCCATAAACTCTTTCTTATCTTCGTCCTGATAAACCACTTTGTTTTTGAATGTTCCGTCCTCTTGTTCTATTTGAGTCGGAACTCCCTTCCATTGTGGTTCTCCCTTTACTTTCTTAATGTGTTTGTGTTTGTAAGCCAATATAACACACTCTTTTGGGTTATAAATATATGGCGAACTACAACTCATCCACGATCCCCATGCGGTAGTCTTACTTCGGTGGGGGGAATCTTCTTCTAAATCAACAATACCAAAAAACTTAAACCCAATTTTTTTCATTAATTGATATATCTCCGACACAAAGAAAATCCGTCCACCTTTATCTTGGCGATTGATTTCATAAGGAATGTTAATGGCTACTCTACCATCATCTTTTAACACTCTAAATGCTTGGGTTAACCAATTCTCCGAGAACTTTAAATACTCCTCAAAATAAACATCATCGTCGTGAACATCGTATGCGATACCTACTCCATAGGGTGGCGATGTAACAATTAAATCAATTGATGATTCAGGTAATGTTTTCATCACCTCGGAACAATCCCCATTTATAATTCTATTTGTCTCTAACATATTAATAATTTTTCCAAAGTGTTTCCACTTTTGTTTTAGGTTTTCTATTTCCGCTAACGGTATTAACATCAAAGTTAATCTTGGTAAATCCGTTCTCAGTTAATCTATCATATAACGGACAATCGTATCCACTAATTAATATTTTTGAATTGGCATTGATGACGCTATCCAAAAATTGATTATGCATTTCATCATCCATATCAACAATGTATCTTGTCTCACCCCTCGTTGACTGAACATATGGTGGGTCACAATATATAAACGCATTTGGTAGGTTATATCTATTGATTATGTCAATACCACTCCTATTTAATACAATTACTTTTGATAATCTTTGATGTAGTTCGGGTAACCTGTCTATTGCCGATAAGAAGTCGGACACCGATTTACCCATCTTTCTTCTGATTACCGTATTAATACTGATACCACCAATTCCGTTATGTGATGTTCTATTAACATAGAAAAAATAAAACGCTCTGTCAAGTACTGATATCTCTTGTTTTAATTTTTCCTTAAATTCTTTTCGTAGATCCTCAGAGTAATGAACAAGGTCACACTTATATTTAAATTGTTCAAATAGTTCGGCGTCAGATATTACCTTATATAATGAATATACATTCTGTTCAAGGTCATTATATATTTCAATTGGTGTTTCAGGTTTCTTTAACCCTATTGAAAACGAACCCCCAAATGGTTCAATATATGTATCGTATGTATCTGACGGGGGAAAGTGTTCTAAAATATTGTTAAACATTGTTGATTTTCCTCCGAAATATTTGATTGGGGTGTTCATTTCTTTTCTAAGTTTTCAATTTTTCTGTTGAGGTACCATAACGCTTTCTTTAAATCTTGTAGTTCTTTGTCGGTATCTTTTTTCCCTGCCCTTGCCACATATTTAACCACATTGAATAGATATGCGTCCTTATCTAAATCCCAAGCCTCACACACCTTCACAACTTCATATTGATTCTCCTTTCCCCCGTAATGATTGGGGTGATTTACCATTTCTTTTTCCATCTGTTAACTATTTTGATTAATTAAACTAATGGTTTTAGTATTAATTACAAACTGAAAATATATCGTTGATAGGCTATCATCAGCGTAATCATTCTTAAATGATATGTTTGAACCCTGAACATCAAAACTTAATCCATTTACTACTTCACCAATTGGATCTAAATATTCAATTTTAACGTCAGTGATTTTAAATATATCCGAGGGGTTAAATGAATAATCAACGGTTTGAAATATTTTGGTTTTAAATATTAAATTATCACCTTCATTATATATTTTAAAACTCCTAAATAGATATTCAGGTACTTTAACCTCGTCGTTAAATTTAATTAAGAACCTATTTGATTTTAATGGTTCAACAGGTGTGAAATCTGTAATTTTGCTCATACTAATTTTGTTTTTTTAATCCGAAATAATTCTTCGCCAATGGACTTTCCTCTATAATACCATCTTCAATGTATGGTGCTAGTATTTCCTTCGCTTCAAACTCTTTACACTTTAAAAGGTATTTAGCAATATAGGAAATATGAACAGGTTGTCTTAACTTACTTAGAAGTTTTTGTTCTTGTTTTGGATCCATTGGTTGATTCAACATTAGTTTCAGTTTTTGGTTGACGTGTTGCTTTTTTCCATTCTGTCTTTGAGGTGTAATCCCATCCAAATTTAACCTTTGCTTCGGCTTCTTTGTCTTTAACTCGTTCTAATTTCCCGTTGTGTTTGTTTTTCAGTGTTTTCATATATCCCAATTTTTAATTTGTTTTTTAACTTCAATTTCACTTACACCATTTTGATACATCTTATAAACATCACTGGTTAATTTATCTAAGAATATTAAAGCATCGGCCTTAAATATATCTTTGAATGCGAACCCTGTATTAAGTTTGTCCTTAATGGCTTCTATTGAGAGGTATCTCTTGTTCATTTTTTTGAATCTTCTATTTGATTAATTAACGCTCTAACAAGTTTTCCCAAAACATAGTCATTTGGATTTTCTTTGACAAGCTTTATAATCATTTCGTATATGTTTTTATCCTCATTCATATTTTTTAACGTTTGTTATACTTAAAGATTGATTACAATAATTCAAGATTCTTCTTTTGAAGAGTGGTAGTAGTGTTTCTTGTAGGGGATATTCCTCGCTACCCATAACTTCAAATATTGAGTATTTGGTGGTTTCGTTTGGTTTTAACCATTTACTAAAATTAGTAATAATTTCCTGTAATGTCAAATCCTCTTTCTTTCCTGTGTAGATTAAGTTTGATGTGTTTTTGCTATCCTTATCATTTTTATTTTTCTTTATCCTATACTCCCAAACATATAGAAGTTTCTCAGTTTTATTATAAAAATAAAAGTATCCACATTTTTTATATAACTCACTCTTATTTTTCTTTAATGTTACGGACACACTTTCATTGACCAATCCCCATATTGATTTGGCAATGTTAAAGTAATCATATATTTTTGGTGCTGAATATTTTAAAGTTCTTTGGTATTCATCTAACTCTACTTCCGTTAATGTTGGTATTGGTTTTGTTACCAAATCAGATATCAATAACTCATCGTCACAATATTCAAACCTCTTTTCGGTGGTCATCATTCTACCCTCTTTAATAAGAGTTTGTATGTTCGCAAAATGTAATGATAACTCAATGAATGAGGGATATACCTCATATTTATCAAACCTTTCGTTTAGTTTTTGAAAGTAACTCAATAAAATATACTCCTTATGCTCTGCATCTATCGGCTCTTGGAACAACCAATTGGTATCCAATAAAAATTCAAACCCTTTCTTTTTTCTTGTCATTTCACTTCTTTTTTAAAATATAGTGAAAATAATTTAGGTTTAAAGTGATTAATTATTTCTAATAATGATATATTGTTTTTCTAAAACATATTCAGAATCATACGAACCATCATAACCACTCATAATTCCGTATCCATCACCATCAACCATTCCTTGAGCCATGGCATCAACATCAACCCAATCTTTAACAGGCATATCCCACTCTTTTAACTTATCAAGAGGGTCATTCATTATATCACGCATTATTTCATCAACTTTTTCTTCAATCTGCGCTGGTGTTGGTTCTCTTACTCTATTTTGGATTTCCTCAATTTCTTCGTTCATTGCGTCAATCTGCTCTTCGTAATTATTCCATTCGTCAGAATTTATATCAGTTTCAGATTGTAGGTCTTCCATTTGACTTATTTTATTTTCAAGTTCTTCAATATGTTCTTCTTCTTCATCGGTAGGTCCAAGATCGTTTTCATCAAAATATACATCTGTGTTGTTCATAACATCATCCTCATAAAAACCTCTGAAGTAATCTTCAATTCCACTCTCATCCAAATAATCTTGAACAAATCCCGCACTATAATTCTCAATACCAAGTTCATCTATTGAGTCTTTTGCGTATCGTAAAGCCTCGGCGTCCGCTTCTTCCTCACTACCCACACGATATTCTCTACCTGAAAGATCACCAGTGATAATATCAAAATTTAACATACTATTTCTATACCTACCCCCCGGTATTAATGAATATACATCCATT